AAGAAACCTCCTATGGCTTCACAGGCCACACAACATCATCAAGACTTGTGTAGCTGTTAGTGATGTCACGTAGAGCCTGACGGTAAGCTGTCTGTTCAGGAGTCATAGTCAAGTCAGACGATGCCCACCAATCAGTCTCAGCGATAAGACGGTCACGTTCTGCACGCAGTAGACGTAGAGGTTCTGCCGCTTCTAGCTCAGCCGCTTTAGCAAATACGTCAGCGACATTGAAACCCCAATCAGCAGGGTCTGTAGATTCAATAGCAGTGCCGTTAGAGTCTGCTCCAGTAACTTTGGAGAACATTGTAAGGAATTCGCTTTCATTAGCAGGGTTTCCTCGCATCACCCATTCAGTAATACCGAGTTCGGTAAGAGCCTGTGTAATCATAGTTTAAATTCCTTATTGAGAGATTTCGGTAATGTGCATATACTTATCCGCTGTTTGAACCGCATAAATTAGCCCTGTCAAATTCGGATACAATTTAACTTCTATTGTCTTTGTTGCAGAAGATGTGTTTGTATATACAGCTTTCTGAAACTGAGAAGTGTACGAGTAGTTTCTACCTTGGTTCTGTGCAAATGACAGTTGTACACCATCTACAAATATACCTGCTTTTACATAAGAACTTGCCGCACTGGCGTTGATACTGTCTGTATGTAGCTCCAGCATGATAAGAGAAGAATCAGACGTAGGTGTATAGGTAAATGTGTATACTGTGTACCAAACATCTGCTGTTCCAGCAGAGAAAGACGTTACAGGAGTAAGTCTTGTTTCGTAGTTTATGATACGCCCTGCATCATCAATCCCCAAGTCAGCCGCAGTAGGCGTAGAACCATCAGGTTTCTGGAGTTGGTCAACCTTAAGAATTGAAGCCATAGTTTACCTCCAGTTTATTCTTCTTGCTAAGGTTTAAAGAAGCAGGTAGTAACTGTAGATTCCACCATACGTGTAAGCCACACACAGTATTACCCTGAAGTGGTACAATATGGTCTACATGATGTTCTACACCAGTCGCTTTGCTACGTTCGTCACGCATTTCATACACCCAACTAATAACATCTAGGTCATCTTCAGATAACCATTTAGGCGTAGCGTTAAGTTTAACAGCATTACGTTTAGCTACGTAGCCTACCCATTTATGTTTGTTCTCAGCGTAGTAGTCATCCATGAGAGTTTTAACTTTCTCTGGATTATTACGCTGGTATTTCTTTACGTCCTGTTTACGGCATTCTACGCACTTATGGTCGTATGTCTGACGTTCAGCAACATGACCACGCTTACAAGCAACACCAGTAAAGTAACGGTTTAAGCCTTTAGAGATAGCTTCAAGGCGGTTGAGTATACTAGCCATTATGCCGCTACCTCCATTACTTGAAAGACTAGAGTGCCAGATACACCACCTAAATCATGGTGGAAGTAATATGTACCTAATGAGCTTCTACTGCGCATATATACAGTGTAGGTAATAGGAGAAGTAGTATTATGCGTTGTATCTACATAGCAACCAGAGTGAGCCAACCAACTTTGCTCAGAAGCCTGATACGCATCAATGTAATCAAGTAACCCGTAAGCACCCCCATTGATGCTTCTGTATATTGAAGTTACGCCCTGAACATTACTCACGCTTTCATTTTGTTGACCGCCTGTTAGCGTACAAATAATCTTAGAGTTAGATGCTTTAGGTGTAATAGTTAAACTAACGCCAGTAGAGACATTTCCATCAGAGGTTGTAGTAATATCTCCAGTGTCGTGCTGATATGTAAGTACCTGCAACACCTTACCAACACCCACAGACGGAATAATTACCGTCTCTGTGCTTGTGCCATCTTCAGGAGACAGAATCAACTGACCCCCTGAAGGTTTATTTAATGCAATATTTGCCATGTTATACCACCGTCCTTAGAGCGTTGTCTAAGTATTCAATTGCTTTCATTAGACCCTCCTTAGAGTCTCCGAGTTTGCCTATGCTTGTATTGCAATCGTGGCATAGCAAACCTCTGATTTTACCTGTTGTGTGGCAGTGGTCTACGCAGAATCTAGTACCGTTTCTATTTTCTATCGCTCCACAAATGCCACATTGTCCATTTTGCTGTTCATAAAGAACTTCATAATGTTCTACTGTGCATTCTATCCCTTGTTTTCTCCAATGGTTCTCAATACGTCTTTTGTACTGAGCAGGGTCATTGTAGCTTTCTTTTCTTTTGTTCAAGATACACTGCTTACAGTGAGATTTATAACCTGACTTTTTGCTACTTTCTTTATAGAAGTCAGTTACAGGAAGTTCTTTTTTACATTTGGTACAGACCTTTAAACAATTGTCCATACGCTCCCGTCATTGATGGTTACGGTAACTCCATCTGCGATTTCAATAGGGCCAAATGTTCCAGCGTTTTTATTGGTAGTTATTGTATAATCAGAAGAAACAACCGTTGAGTTTTCCCAGAAGATGCCTTCTTTAGCACCAGCTTCTAAAGGCTGACCACCCTGAGTGAATGTTGTAGCGTCTACGTTACCAGAGACTGAGATATTGTTCTGGAATGTACCACCAGTAGATGCAGGAACAACATCTGCTACTTGAAAACTACCAAAAGCAAAGACGTTTAGTTCATCACCTGCTGTAGCACCAGACAATAATGTAACTGCTGTAGCTGTAGCTGTGTAGTCAGTGCCAGACTCTAGGACAATACCATTGAGCATAACAATCTCTGTACCTACAGTGAGTGCTAGTGTAATAGTATTATCATCAACACCTGTAAATACTGTCTGCCCTGCTGTAGCTGTGTAAGCATATTTAGTAAAAGCTGCTACTTGTGCACTAGCTGCTGCAATCCAACTACTACCATCCCATATCTTCATCACTGTATCTGTAGTGTTAAAGTATAAAGCACCAGTAACTAATGGATTGCCATCATTGTCTAGTGTAGGGTCAGATGCTTTAGGCCCAAGGTAACGGTCATCAAAGTTATCCAATGATGCTGCCGCTGCCGCTGCACTGTTAGCTGCTGACGTAGCACTAGCGGATGCTGCTGATGCTGACGTAGAGGCTGCTGTTGCAGAGTTAGCTGCTGATGTAGCACTACCACTAGCTGCTGTTGCAGAAGCTGCAGAGGCTGTCTCAGAGGCTGCTGACGCTGTTGCTGAAGAAGCACTAGCTGTGGCGCTGTTAGCTGAAGCAGTAGCTGATGTAGCTGCAGCAGTGGCTGAGTTGGTAGAGTTAGTGGCAGATGTAGCTGCAGAGGTTGCGCTGCCGCTTGCATTAGTTTCTGCAGTCTCTGCTCCTGTTTGAGCAGCCTGAGCAGCAGCTACAGCATTGGAGACGTCAACAGTACTGCCGTAAATTGCTAATGTATTTTGGTATGATTGTTCTGAATTAGTTGCACTAGTGGCTGCTGCTGTTGCTGAGTTAGCTGCTGCTGTTGCTGAGTTAGCTGCTGCTGTTGCGCTATTGGCTGCGTTAGTTTCTGATGTACCTGCATTAGCTGCGCTTGTAGACGCAGCAGCCGCTGAAGAAGCGGCATTAATAGCAGATGTACTAGCTGATGAGGCAGAAGAAGCTGCTGAGTTTGATGACTGAGCAGCTTCCTGTGCATATTGTGTTACTTCGTCTAAGGCGGCTGTATCAGCAGTTGTACCTGCACCACCACTACCACGGTATATACTCACGTAGTGACTCCTATGATATTCTTTGCGATGGACTCTTTGAGCCGCTTGGAGAGACTCTAGGGCAAAAGCCCATTGAAAAGAAAGGAGCGAGGAAGCCCCGAAGAGGCAACCCCGCTAGTCAGCGTTATGCTGGTAGTACTAGACCGATACCGTTCTCTGCACGGATAGTGTCGATACCGTAGATAGTATCAGAAGTGAAGAGAGTTGATAGGTATTCTTGCTTGTACTGAGTCTGTGAACGAACGCCCTGCTGTTCAGCGAAGACGATTGCATCTTTGTGCATTAGAAGACCTAGCTTGTTAACGCCAGATTCTAGTTCAGGACAGTTAGTAGAAACAACTACTGGGATACCGTATAGAGTACCGATCTGACCTTTGATAACGCCAGCGCCACCGAAGTCAGAAGACATGTAACGGTCGATACCACGGATGGTGTTAACCGCACTTGGAGGTACAACTAGGACACGGTTGTCCATTGGTACGTCAGCATCGTCAAGAATCTGGATACCGTCACGTAGAGCAGCATCAGTGAATGCGTTAGCAACACCGTTAGCAGAGTACGCTTCAAGACCAGAAGCACCAACTTCGTACAAAGTGAATGAAGACTGAGCTTCAGCAAATAGGTCAGTATCAACCTGTTTAGCTAGAGCGTAACCAGCATCATCAGTGTAGAACTTACGTAGAGACGCAAGAGCCTGTACTTCAGTGATGTCTTCGATTAGACGTGAGTATTCGTAGTGCTTGTCGATAGTAACAACTACTTCTGATTCAGTAGCAGCTTGTAGAGTTACTTGAGTAGACGCAGCTTTAGCAGACGCAGTACCACGAGTAGGCTTAGGAATGTGAATAGTATCACCTTTCTTACCTTTCATTGGCATTTTGTTTACTACGTTAGCAAGTACTAGCGAGTTTTTGTATGCAGCAACGATTTCGTCTGACCATAGTTCAGGGATGAAAGTAGCAGCAGTTGTGTTTGTTACATGATTTGAGCCAAGAGCCATTTTAATTTACCTTCTAATAGTGTTATCGATTCTATTGAATCTTATTTGACACGGCCTTCAGAATAAGCAGCAGTAATTTCATCTGCTAATTCAAGGTAACGTGCCGGATCATTTTGCATTAAGTTGATAATGTCAGCACGACGATATACCTTACGAGAACGTCCTTCACCGCCACCTTTGCCACCACCTGTTGCAGCAGCTTTACGTTGACGTGACAACTCTTTCTCTTCTACTTCTTTTGTCTGACTCACAATACGCTGGCGCTCTTTCCATGTTGATAGTAGTTCGTCTGCTGATTCAGCATCATAACCACGATCAGCACGGTTATACAACTCCATGCGAATCTTGCTTGCCTGTACCCACGTAGAGAATGCAGGATCACCTAGCACTTCTTGGTAGTCAGGATGTTTAGCTTTCAAAGTAGCCATCGCAGCCTGTTGTCTCATGGCAGCAGATGCTTGTTCTGCTTCCCTTACTTTAGGATGCTTGTTGATAGCAGCTTCAATTGCTTTCTGTGGGTCTTCAAAGAAGTCGATGTCGTCTTCTTCTTCCTTGGGCTTTGCAGCTTCTGTCTGAGATAAGATAAAGTTATCTACTAGTTTGCGTAGTTCACCAACCTCTGAACTCTGACGACCCATGAGCTTCTCAGCTTCTTGGTGCATCTGAACAATCTCTTTGACACTTTTGCCTCGATACTTGTCCGGAATGTCTTCGTCTGAATCCTGTGATTCTTCTTGTTCTACAGGTTGTTCCTCTGCTGAGTTGTCCGGTTCGTTGTCCGGTTCATCAAAGGATGTGTACTCTTCGCCCTCTGGTAGGGTTTCATCTTGATAATCATCATCAAGTAGTTCTGCCATTATAAACTCCGTACTGATAACAGTATTGTGGATAAAATTAAGAAGAGGCCTATGCCCAAAGCGGTAGGTTTATTCTTCATTTTCTTCGTTAACTTGTTCGAACGCAGCCTTAACCATGTTGTCCCAGTTAACGATTTTGTCCATTACGGTCAGTTGACCTTGAACAAATTTTAGAGCAGTTTCATTTTCAACATGGCGTACATTGAAAGCGTCTGCTGATTCTTTAACATCTTCGATGAATTGTTTCCAACCATCAGTTGTGAATAAATCGAAGTATGTTTCGTAGTACTTTTCTAGTTCAGGAGTCATTGACTTTGTCCCTAAGTTATGTTAATAGTGCAGTAACCTTACCACACTTTAAAGCATTTGTCAAGTGTTTTCTGTAACTTTCTTTCTAGAAGACGGCTTCTTAGCCGCCTCCTCTAGTACAGTGATGCGCTTATCGATCTCACGCAACACTTCATTCAACGCTTTGACAACATCCTGTATGTCTTTCTGTGTAACCATTACTTGCTTCCTTTCATTACTGCCATACGCATTTGGTTACGCATTGCTTCTTCTTTAATGTCCAAGTCTTTCTCTTTAAGAGCTAGCTCAGCCACCTTAGTCTTCTGTTCAAACTCTGCCTGTGTAGGGTCTTTATCCATAACACCCATAGACATGCTACGAATGCGTTCACTCTCTGCTTCAAACGGTAGCAACTGTGTCTCAACATTGTTCTGCTGAATACGGCTTTGAATCTCTGCAGTCTGTGCTTGGATGTACTCAAGCGTAGCTTGCTCTTTAGCCATAAGCAGCTGCTGTTGCTGCATCTGAGCTTGTTGCATTTGTGGATTAGGTTGAGCTGCTTGTTGAACTTGAGCAATTAGTTCTTCACGGTTGCTTAGGTTCATGTTATCAATGATTGATTGCACCAATGTTGGGTACAATGGACTCTCTTGAGACATTGTCTGCAGTAGCTGTACAAGCTGAGTGACTTCATATTCACGTGCAATGATACCTAGTGAAGATGAAGAGATGAACTTATAGTCCTGAACAGGGTATAGTTCAGGGTTAAACTGCATGTAACGGTGAGCAGCCTTAGTCACAAACGGAATAAGGAAGCTATCTTGGAAGTTAATCAATGTACGCTTGTGACGTTTAATGATTGCACCAAGAGACATACTGATACCTGCTGCCGTAGCCTCAGAACCAGCGAATGATGGGATACCTGCAGTGTCAATAGCGCCTGTAGCTTGCTGAACCATCTGCTGTAGTTGAGCCGATTGGTTGAACGTATTCGGATCAAGGTTGCCAAACTTAAATGGCTGTAGAATCTCTGCAGGATTACCATTAGTAAGCAGTGTCTTTCCGGGTCTCACTTCCATCTTAGCACCACGAGGAAGACGTGATGCATCAACAGCCATCATTGGATGCACTGTTAGTGCTAGAGCGTCAATACGTGCACGAAGTTCTGTGTCAAGAGCCTTCTGACTGTTGTATCCCTTCTCACAAACACCACGACCCCAGAAACGTGACGGTACATTGTCCCATGCAAACGCAATAACTGGACGATCACCCATCATGTAAGGGTTAGCTTCTAGTTTTAGTAGTTCAGATTCGTTAGCAATGACTGCAACAACCTCAACATACGCACCTTCAAGCATGTCTTCAGCGTCTTCTTCGCTTTCGTAGTCGCCATACATCTCTTTATTGTAGATGTCTACTGGCACTTTACCGTAGTACGTAGTTAGACGTACTTTATCGCTGTCATATTGCGTCTCTTCTTCAGAATCAAAGGCAATCTTATCATCGTAAGAGCAATTCTCTAGGTCAACATCGAAGTAAATGCCCGATGCAATACCCTCTTCAACGATGTGTTTAGGTACAAACTTGTCAATTGCTACACCTAGAGCCTCTTCAATGTTAGTAGCAACAGGGTCAATCAGGAAGTTCTGCGGCAATACTGGCACTAGCTTAGCAACAAAGCGTTGTTTCTCTGTTACACCGATAGCTCGCATAGCACCTTCTAGTGCAGGACGTGTAGCTGGCGCTAGTTCTGTCACTTCTTCTAGTACAATCTCACCGATACCTGTACCATAGATGGATGCATTAAGAATACACTCTGCTACAGACTTACGAGCTTTAACAAACTCCATGTCTTCTTCAAGCTGAGTGCGTAGCATCATGATGTCAGCAGGATTCTGATCTGCTTTATCATCACGAATGTCGAACCACTTACCACGACCGAACGTAGCTTCTTCTACTTCTGCAACGCTAGACTCAACAGCCTGTTGCAAGGCAGGAGAAATAAGGCGAGAGCGTTCACTCTGACGCATCTTATCTTCTTCAGCCCAGATACCACGCCATAGACGGTAGTATTCTTCATGATCGTTTCTGTATGTTGTATCGTAATGATCACGCCAGTCTTCACACTTTGACATGATCCACGTAGTTAGGTCGTTGCCAAACTGTAGTTCGTTATCTTCATCGTACATATTAATATCCTGCTATTGGATCAAGCATCTCGAAGTCATCTTCTTCCCAGTCGTAATGATATACGACCTGCGCCATCTGGTCGATGTATGCTAGGGAGTCGATCAAGTCGT